GTTGATTGAGATACAGTTCCTTCTTTATTCACTTTTATCCAATTATCAAAATAATCTATAAAAGGCATTTCATCATTAATATTCATACCGTTTGTTACTTCGTTATAAATTTCATTCATAGCAACAGTAGCTTCTTTTTTTGTTTTATAACCTCTCTTACGATACCGTTTTTTATTATGCCTGAAGTCATATTCCCACGTTTTTCCTACTTTTTTTACATTCATATTCTAATTCCTCCTAAAAAAGATAAAAATATATAGGGCAGTAGGGAACTGCCCGTTCAATTATTCTTCTAATCCACTTAATCGCTCTTGGTATTCATCTTTTGATAATTCACCGTTTTCATACATATTTTTAATGTAAGATTTGCCAAACTCAACGTCGTCATAATTTTCTGCTTGTTGCTGTTGTTCAGGTGTTAATTGTTTGTTAATTGCATCTGTACCAAGTTGAGTAGAATCGTTATACGGATTAACATTATCAGGATTTTCTTCTATAGTTTCTTGTAAAGTTTTATCTTTGATATTTTGAGATTGCTGTTGATTTACTTGATTTTGAGATTGTTGCGCTTGTTGACTGTTTGCCTGTTGTTGATCTTCGGTATCTTGTGTTGCATTATCATGTGTTGCATTATCATGTGTTGCATTATCTTGTTGTTGATTGCTTGTGTTATCAGCTACTTGTTTATCACTTTCATCATTCTTTTTCTTAGTATCATCTGATTTCTTCTTATCTTGTTTCTTAGGTTCTTCCTTTTTCTCTTTGTCAGATGACGTCGTTTCTTTCTTATCTTCTGACTTACTTTCTTCTTTAGTTCCACAAGCTGCTAATACTAAAAAACTAGCTAAAATTAAAAATAAGACTTTTTTCATACATTAACACTCCTTAATAATAAATTTAATTTATATCAAACAACCTATAATTAGACATACGTGTACCTAAATACACGTGAGAGGATGGTTAAAACAATCTTTGACTTGCTACCACTCTACCTACTATTTTAACTTCATCATTCAATCCATATACTTGTGGATAATGATTAGGATTGTTGGATTCAGGTATTAATATAATTTGATCTCCGTTATATCTAATGCGCTTTACAGTTGCATTGTAACCGTTAATCATAACAACACCTAATTGACCATTTTCAACAGTAGAATCTTTTTCTACCACAACTATATCGCCGTCTTGGAATATTTTATCCATACTATCGCCAGACACCTTTAAACCGAATTCTTCTTTATCTGAATTAAGTTTATTGGTAGCAAAGTATATGTAATCAATTAAATTTTCTTCACTATAGATAGGTAAGCCAGCAGATATTTTTGAAACGACTGGAATCTTTTTGACTGGTAGGGTTTCGAGTTGAGGTTGTGGTTCTTTTTGAAATAAGTCTGTCGGAGTTACACCGAGAGCCTCGCAATAATTCATTATATCTATTTCATCTATACCACGAGTTCCATTTTCATGAGATGAAATAGTATTTTGTTTGTAGCCAGTCAACTTACTTAAATCATTTTGAGTTAGTTTTTTCTGTTTTCTTAGTTCTTTTATTCTTTTCCCTATTACATTTTTACTCATTTGGTATCACTCCTTGAGATAAATATAACACATCTATAATAAGGAAACAATAAAAATATTACAAAATGTGATAAAAAATTCTTGAACTATATCACAAATCGTGATATAGTTTATATACAGTCATCGGAGGTGATAATAAATGACGGCAACAGATAAAAAGAAAATGCTTAAAGAAAAATATTTAAAACCTAAAACTAAATTGCGTAAATTACGACTATCTGAAGAATTTACCACTGAATATGTAGCTAGTTTAATTGGTTTGCAACGTAGACAATACGAACAAAAAGAGCAAGGTAAATATCCATTCAATGATTATGAAATGGAAATTTTAGCTAACACATTTGGTGTTAGCATAGAAGATATTTTTTTTAATTACTAATATCACATTTTGTGATAAAGGGGGACTTAAATGGAACAAATCATATTAACAAAACAAGAACTTGCTGAAATTGTTCAACAAGAAATAAGTAAAAGGTTAGACGGTAGAAAACGAATTAGTTCAGGTTCAATTTTTAATGAAGTCAAGATTGAGCGTACAGACTTTGATGAAATTAATAATCAGTTTGATTTCACAAAAGATTTAATCGAATCAAAAACACTTGGATTAGGACACCCTTTATCCTTGAAGAAATATCAACATGGGCTAGGTTGTCAGGAACATTACAAAGTATACGCTAGTGAAATACATGATCACATTAGAAAACTAACATTATCAGCATTCGGTGTGACACTTAACTCTGATTTATGTGAGAAAGAATATGAAGAAGCAGCGAAGATGTATGAATTGATAAAAGGTTTCTATTTATATCAATATCAAAGAAGAATTGAAAAATTAACAATTGATGATTTCGAATAAGGAGGACGAAAGATGCAAGATTTACAAACTAAACCGAACATCGGAGAAATGTTCAACATTCAAGAAAAAGAAAATGGAGAAATTGCGATAAGTGGTCGCGAACTACATCAAGCGTTAGAAGTAGGAACGCGATATGATAAATGGTTTGACAGAATGATTGAATACGGTTTTGAGAACGGAGTTGATTACGTTTCTCAAGTTGAAAAAGTACATGGTCAAAAAAGGACACGTACTTATGAGCAAGTTAATCATATTCTGACACTAGATACTGCAAAAGAAATAGCAATGATTCAACGAAGTGAACCCGGTAAACGAGCAAGACAATATTTCATACAAGTTGAAAAAGCATGGAATAGTCCAGAAATGATAATGCAACGTGCATTGAAAATCGCAAATAGCACGATTAACCAGTTAGAAACACAGATTGAGAAGGACAAACCAAAAGTAATATTTGCTGACGCAGTAGCAACTACTAAAACTTCAATATTGGTTGGGGAGTTAGCAAAGATTATTAAGCAAAACGGTGTGAATATTGGACAACGTAGATTATTCGAATGGTTAAGACAGAATGGTTTCTTAATTAAACGTCAAGGTGTTGATTACAATATGCCAACGCAATATTCGATGGAACGGGAGCTTTTTGAAATAAAAGAAACATCGATCACACATTCAGATGGTCATACATCTATTAGCAAGACACCAAAAGTTACAGGTAAAGGACAACAATACTTTATCAATAAATTTTTATCAAAGTAGGAGGAAATGGTATGAGTGATATACAAACAATTAACGTGACTGTACCAATACCAGAAACGCACATAATTATCTCTAGAGTAGAATACCAAGAACTTATTGATAATAAACCTATCAACATGACATTAACAGAGGTAGCAGAAACATATCCTGCTACAAAAGCATGGATAGTCGACAACATCATTAAAGACGATTATTTCAAAAGAAAGATAGCACCGTTTTCACAATTTCCAAATCCAGATGGAAAAGGTAAATATTTATTTAACAGAAAGAAAATGCGTCAATTTTTAGAAGATTATGATGAAGAAATTAAAGAGAGAGCTAAAAGAAAATTTTAAGGAGAGATAACATGAGACACATTTTAGCATGGTCAACTGCAGTACTAAGCACAATGATTTTTTCAATGATAACTTTTGATTTTCATTACAGCGTCGTATTCGCAATTGTAAGTTACATCGGTAGTTACGCATTTTGGAACACATATTATACAGAAAAAAAGACCGCTAAGCACGGCAATGCTTAACAGTCCAAGATTTAGTAAATTTCACAGTTTAAATATACACAAATTCAGGGGGATTAGTCAAATGTATTACGAAATAAACGAAGAAACTAAAAAAGTGGTTAACATACAAGGATTCCATTTCACATTGAGAGTTAAGAAGATAACGCAATTCGAAGTTAATATATCTATCGAAACATTACAACATGAAGTAATAGATGAAATTAACATTGATGAGATGACAGGTTTTGATTATGCTCGTGATTATTTAGGGCAAGCTGTATTCAACTGGTTAGAAGAAAACACTGACGAAGCAGACAATATAATAACTGCGGTGATGGCATGGTAAAAGAAAAGTCTATGTTTAAAAAGGAGTACTGTTACATCGTTCATAAAAGTGTAGATCATTATGTAGATAATAGACCAACCGAACGTGCACCAAAAGTTGAATATACAGATGATTTAGAAACAGCACGTAAATTCTTTGATGAAGATTTTGAAGTTTTGCAAATTGATTGGTCTAAACACGACAAGATTATATGCGAAACAACTCATATAAGAATACAAAGAAGTGAGAGGGTTGAAGTGAATGAGTGAAGAACAAGACATTCTTAGTAAGTTGCACATTCAAGATATTAGTGAAAAGAATGCAAATAAATATTATAAATTTGCTATATACGGCAAGTTTGGAACTGGTAAAACAACATTCTTAACCAAAGATAAAAACGCACTTGTTTTAGACATAAATGAAGATGGGACAACTGTTTCGGAAGATGGAGCAGTTGTATCAATTAAGAATTATCAACATTTTATATACGTAATTAAAGCATTGCCACAAGTCATACAAGCTTTAAGAGATAAAGGTAAACAAATTGATGTAGTAGTAATTGAAACCCTACAGAAACTGCGTGATATGACCATGGAAGATGTAATGAAAGGTTCTACTAAAAAACCTACATTTAACGACTGGGGAGAAGCAGCTAAGCGCATAGTAAGTATGTATAGACTAGTTGCTAAATTCCAAGAACAATATCAATTCCATTTTGCAGTGTCAGGTCATGAAGGTGTTAATAAAGAACAAAATGAAGACGGCGCAATAATCAATCCAACTGTCACATTGGAAGCACAAGATCAGATACGTAAAGCTGTACTTTCTCAAAGCGATGTATTAGCAAGAATGTTAATCGAAAACTATGAGGAAGGCGGAGAAATAAAGTATCAATATGTATTAACTGCAGAGCCTTCAGAAATATTTGAAACGAAAATTAGGCATTCACCTAACGTAACGATAAGTAATAAGAAGTTTATTAATCCAAGTATTACAGACGTAGTAGAAGCAATAAGAAACGGAAACTAAAACAAATTAAAAGGACGGTATTAAATTATGAATATTTCAGGACAAGCACAACACATTAAAGAAACTAATCAAGAGACTTTCTTAAAAGGCGGAGACTTCTTAGGAGCTGGAGAATTTACAGTAAAAGTTAAAGATATTGAATTCAATGACAGTCAAAACAGATATTTCACAGTCGTATTTGAAAATAGTGAAGGTAAACAGTATAAGCACAATCAATTTGTACCACCATTCCAACAAGACTTCCAAGAAAAACAATATGTAGAGTTTTTAAGTAGATTAGGAATCAAATTAAACTTACCAGATTTAACATTTAATACTGATGATTTGATTAATAAAATGGGAACAATTGTTTTAAAACATAAATTTAATGAAGATCAAGGCAAGTACTTTGTGAGACTTTCTTTTGTGAAAGTTTGGAATAAAGGTGACGAAGTGATTAATAAACCAGAACCAAAAACCGAAGAAATGAAACGTGCAGAACAACAAGGAAATAATCAGTCTAAAGATTCGCTAAGCAATGAATCAAATCCATTCGCAAATGCTAATGGTCCGATTGATATTCAGTCAGAAGACCTTCCGTTCTAATGAGGTGTTTATATGAAAGAAATTTGGACGGACGTTGTTGGATATGAAAACATTTACGAAGTTAGCAACTTCGGAAGAGTTAGAACACATAAAAATAAAACCACTTTCACAAAAAAGCATGGAATTAGAAATTGGAAACAACGGTATTTAAAAGATAAAACGCCAAATGGTCGAGATGTAAGAGTTAACCTTTGGAAAAATGGTAAATCTAAAGATTTTTTGGTTCATAGGTTAGTTGCAATTGCTTTTATACCAGCTATCGAAGGAAAAGAGTGTATTAATCATATTGATGGAAATCCTAAAAATAATAACGTGAACAATCTTGAATGGTGTACGCACAAGGAAAACACAAATCATGCGTTTGAAATAGGGCTACAATCGACGAACATGTCTGTTAAATTAATCAATCATTTAGGTATTGAATACCAATTTATAAGTATGACTAGAGCAAGTTATTTTTTAGGCAGAAGTCACAGTTACATTAGTACAAAGTTAAAAAAAGGATTTACGACAGTAACCGATTTAGACGGCAATTATTTTAAAGTGGAGAAGTTGGTATAAATGCAAAGAATTACTAGATACCAGAAAGACAACGACGGAACATATTCCGTTGTTGCCAATGGTGTTGAATTGGAGAATAGCCATACCGAGTTAATAGATAACGGTTATACAGTCAACGCAGATGTAACTGTTCCAGACAACAAATTGGTTTCAATTGACCAACGTAAAAAGGTATTCGCATTGTGTAGAGATATTGAACTGCATTGGGGCGAACCAGTAGAAGCATTGAGACAAAGATTTCAAGCTGAATTAGAAATTATGAATGGATATAGTCACATAAGTTTAAGTAACTGCAGCAAACGCATAGCTAGCGAGTTAATAGAATTAATCATTGCCTTTATGTTCCATAACCAAATACCTATGAGAATGGAAACAAGCAAGTTACTAAAAGGTGATAAAGCTATGTTGTATTGGGCGACGATAAATAGAAACTGCGTAATATGCGGTGAGCCTAATGCTGACTTAGCGCATTATGAAACTGTAGGACGCGGAATGAACCGCAATAAGATGAATCATTACGGAAAACATGTATTAGCTTTATGCAGACGACATCATAATCAACAACATAATATAGGTGTTCAATCATTCGATGATTTATACCATTTGCATAATAGTTGGATAGCAGTAGACGACAAACTGAATAAGATGTTGAGAGGTGAAAAACAATGAAAGCAAGACCGTTAAATTATAGAGACATGCGTTTAATGGGTTACAGAATAGCGATTCTAAGAACGAAATCAAATCTGACGCAGGTCGTATTCGGAAAGAAATACGGTGTTAATAGATTTGCAGTTATCAGATGGGAACATGGCGTGCACGTACCAAAAATGAATAAATTAAAGCAGATCGCAAAAGATTATAACACAACAGTTGAATGGCTTTTATATGGAGAAGGTGAAAAGTATGAGCGAAGTCCAATGGATCAAACTTAAAGTAGGGATGTTCGACGATAGTAAAATTAAGTACATCGAAGCATTACCCGAAAGAGATACCATCATCACAATTTGGGTTAAGTTACTAACTTTAGCCGGTAAGTATAACGAGCAGGGTTACATTATGTTATCGGAGAATTTGCCATACAACGCAGAAATGTTAGCAAACGAGTTTAACAGACCACTTAATTCAGTGAGATTAGCAATACAAACTTTCCAAAAATTAGGAATGGTTGAAGATGTAAGTGGTGTAATCAAAGTAACTAATTGGGATAAACACCAAAACATTGAAGGGTTAGAGAAAATCAGAGAACAAAATAGACTACGTAAACAAAGACAACGAGAGAAACAAAAACAATTACCAGATAGTCACGTGAAGTCACGTGACAGTCACGCAACAGAAGAAGAATTAGAACTAGATAAAGAATTAGAACTAGAAAAGAGTAATACATTGTCGGGCAACCCGACTACGCATCAACCACATTACCAACCAATCATTAACTATCTTAATGAAAAAACCGGTAAGCACTATAAACACACTACTAATAAAACACAGACTGTAATTAAAGCTAGATGGAATGAAGGATTTACAGAAGACGATTTCAAAAAAGTGATTGATAACAAAGTGGCTGAATGGAAAGGGACGGACATGGAGAAGTTCCTAAGACCAGAAACGCTATTTGGTAATAAGTTTGAAGGATATCTTAATCAACAAGTAAGTAATAAGAAATCAGATGATAACCCATATGCCAATTTATTTTAGGGAGTGATTAAATGAATCCCTTTGAAAGCATCGCAAGTAAAGTAGGATTTAAAAATGAATTAGTTAAACAAGAATACAATTTGAAGTGTGATAAATGTGGACGTATTTATGACTACTACGAATTTGATACAGGTTATGTAGTTAAAGATGGTTGTGATTGTGAAATGATAAAGCTAGCGAAAGAAAGAAAAGCAGCGTTTGAACAACGGCATAAATCTCAAAAAGCTAACAATATATTCAAGAAATCAATTATAAATGATGATTTAGCTAACTGCACTTTTGATAACTATAAAGCAACGAATGAAGATTTGGCGAGAGCTAAAGCGTTATGTGAGAGATATGCAAACAACTTCACGTTAGATAATAAGCAATCGTTATTGCTGCAAGGATCATTCGGAACAGGCAAATCACATTTAAGTATGTCGATAGTAAAGACGGTGAAAGAGAAAAGTTATTCAGTACTTTACATGAATGTACCGCAACTTATTTCAACAATAAAAGGCACATACAACAAAGACAGTAACTTAACAGAACAAGAATTAAATCAAGTAATCAGTGACGTTGATTTAATGGTATTCGATGACTTCGGTATTAATATGAATGAATTTGCGACAAGTAAGATGTTTGAGCTGATTGAATCAAGAGTAGGCAAGCACAATATTTATACAACGAATTTAAATGCGCAAGAGCTAAGTAAAAACAAAGACGCTCAACGTATATTCAGTCGTATGATGTCGAATACAACATTAGTCAAAATGGACGGTGAAGATTACCGAATGCGAGGTATCAAATTTTGATAACTGTAGAATTTATTAAACAAAATCTCGAGTGTTCTGATGTGTACGCTCAGAAACTCATAGAACATGCACAGGGCGACGAAAAGAAGTTGTATGAACTATTTATCCAAAAACGTGTAGAGCGTCAAAATAGGGTCGCTATTATCGAGGTGAAGTAAATGGGATTGCACACAGAATATAAATTAAAACAAGCTAATACTAATAAAGTAATTGAGGTTATTCCATTAGATAGAGGTAGAAATCGAGTGTTTGGATTAAACAAACACTTTGATTTAGATGAATATACAATTACAAACGAAAGATTAGAAGAAATTAAACAAGAATACAACTTAGTAAGAGCAGATCAAACGAATATATTTGATTTCTTATAGGAGTGGCGCACTTGAGTAAATACAACGCAAAGAAAGTTGAGTATAAAGGTATAACGTTCGATAGCAAAGTTGAATGTGATTACTACAAGTATTTAGAACAACGATTAATTATAGATGGTTATGACTATATCGAGATACAACCGAGATATGAGCTAATACCTAAATTTGGTAAACAACGTAAGGCTGAATACATTGCAGACTTTGCATTATGGAATGACGGAAAGCTAATTGAAGTTATAAACGTTAAAGGCATGGCTACTGAAACAGCTAAATTAAAGGCGAAGATATTTAGATACAAGTATCAAGATGTGAAATTAACTTGGATATGTAAAGCGCCTAAATATACAGGTAAAGAATGGATCACTTATGAAGAATTGAACAAGGTGAGACGTGAACGTAAGAAAGCTAAGAGGTGATTAGATGAAAATGGAAACAATCACAGTCAGATATGACGCAACATTTGAACGACAAGTGGAGATTCCTGTGTATGACCATTACGAAAATAGAGACTTAACTGAATATATTGAGCAGGATATGGAAAACCACAAAAACGATTATTTAGATGGACAATTTATTGAATTCGATAAAGTGAAAATTATGGATTGGAGATATAGCTGATGGAGAATGTGATGAGAATAAAAGATAAAGTTTATGAGATTCCAGACGAATACATCGAACAAGCAAAAATTAATGGTATTTCTAAAGCCCTTATACGTATGAGAATTAGATACGGCTGGACGCTTAAAGAGGCGTGCTTTGTACCTCGCGACATGAAGGTAGCTGATTTCAGATATATGGAAAAAATGAAAAAGAAAGTTGAAGAAGATAGAAATAGATTCATAGAAGAAAAGAGAAGAAGAGACCGCCCATGGTTATACGATGGAACACCGCAAGTCCATAAACGTAACAAGTGGTGTGTGTATCTGATGGAAAACGACATTTACCCAAAGGCGGTGCGTTAAATGAAAATTAGAGACTTGAACAAAGGTGAATATATCATTGTGTATGACTTAGGTAAGAGTGAGCACAGTGAAGGGATAACAGTTGTAGGTAAAGTCATTGAATTAGAGTTTGATGACGATGATAAGAATAAAGCAGTGATTGATTCGGTCGGTAATCTATACACAGTTACAGATGAAAACTATTTTGATAGATTGGAGGAATCGAAATGAACTTAAATCAAGCATTAAAAATAACACTCCTAATTGTTACCTTGACGGAAGAAATTAAGAGTGCATATAAGACAAAAAAAGATAAAAATTATTTTTCGTCACCTTTTAGTTAATCTATACATGCTCGAATAAATGATTTTCCATAAGCAGTCAAATTAACAGATCCCTTGTCAAAGTCTAGAACCCATGGTTGAAGAACGCTTAATAGATTAGTATATTCAACATTAATTCTAGAACACACCTGTTCAATATTTAGGTTTTCTTTTAATAGTTGTTTTACACCATTTAGATAAGGACTCTCTTTTTCTGATTTTATTTTATTAGAAAAATAAGTATAAAAAGTAGATTTGTAAAATTCATCATAAATACCAGGTTTAGTAAGTGATAATAAACCGAAATTTTCTTTTAGTAAGCCTAATCTTACTAAATTATTTATAGATAATTCAGTTGAATGAATGGCTAATTGTGATTCTTTGATTAACGATTCAGAAAGATTTATTGCATCACTATCTTTGTTGATTACAGCTTTAAATTTAGCTGCAGGATGAACAGGATTATAACTTAAGTGTTTTAGAAGTATAGCGTCATTTGGAGAAAATTGCTTTATAATTTCTACGAACGAATGATGAGTAACATAATCTTTTCTATTATCCATTGAAGATGCTATTAATTTAGCGAACATTTTACTTAAACTTTCTTCTTCAATATAAAATTTTGATGCTTCAAGAGCTGGACCTAATAAAGATATTTGTGGTTCTTGTAAATTTTCTTCTGGTACAAATGAGATTTCATCTTTAAATTGCTTTTTAAATATTTCAAAACTTCTTTCTCTTTTGAATTGAATCTTATCGGTGTAAAGGTGAAACCCTCCGAAAACAAGTTCCCATGTTTTATTAAATGTTTTTATAGGACCTTCTGTGGCACCTTCAATG